AAAGAAAAGAGCGGGAGGTCCAGAAGAAGATAGAGAGGGAAGTGGAAAGATTCAGTAAAAAATATTATGATTTATACAAGGATTGGATGACTCATGCGTAGCGTTAATAAAATAGTGATCCCCGAGTTATCGGAAAAATTAATAATAGAATCAATAAGAACAGCCCATGAAGAAATATTACAAAAGCAAACTGCTGAACGTAAGACAGCAATGGACTTCTATTATCATCACAACGTAGATAAGCACATAGATGAGTGGTTTTCAAAATCTACATTAGAACAGATACCCAGCTTTCCGCAGCGTATTGTTCCCAGGTTTGCACGTGCCAGGATGATGCTATATAAGAATCCTCCAAAGCGAATGATCAACGGTGAGGCGGACGGTGACTATGATAATACCGCACACGGATTAGACAGAAAGACTCGGGAGTTTGCAGAATTAGCGTGGCTAACTGGCAATATGGGAATGCGTACCAAATACAATGATAGGCATCAACGATTAGAATATGATTTGATTCCTTTTTGTAAGAAATACTATATCGAAGGCGAGAGCGAGCCATTTGGGGTTAGCTATGAAATAGGAAGGGATAACATTAACGACCGTATGTTCGTATTCTTTTCAGAAGCAAGAGATGGACTGCCTGGTCAACATTGGAGATTTACGCAAGGAGGGAAGATTCTGCCTGTAAACGAGGACAACGTATCTCCCTATAATACTTTGCCTGTCTCATTCGCTGATTATAATACTAATGCTTATGATGTTGTCAGGGCAGCAGTTCATTTAGGCATAGCATACACAGAAATCGCTTTAGCTACGAGGTTTGCATTTGGCCAGCCAGTAATAAGCGGTATTGACGAAGGTTCACAGATCAAACTCGGAATAGACAAGGTGATGATATTAGGAGAGGGTGCAGATTTCAATTTTAAAGGCACACCTGGAAACCTATTACAGATGATCGAAGCGGCTAAAGCAATAGCTAATCAGACAGCAATCAATCATCATTTAAGAATCAAGTGGGACGATTCAGGTAATCCAGCCAGTGGAGAAGCCTTGAGATTAATGGAGATTGAGAATTTAGAAGCACGAATAAGTGATATACCACTATGGCGAGAATGGGAACATCAAAGATATGAAGTAGATCGTGAAGTATGGAGGGCTCATACAGGAAAAGATTTTGGTGAGAGTTATAGTGTTGACTTTGCTGAAGTAGAATTCCCATTAAGCCCACAGGAAGAACGTGCCGCATTGGATTGGAAATTAGATAAAGGATTAATGAACAGGGAAGATTTGGTACGCCATTTCAATCCAGATATATCAGATGAAGATTTGAATGCACTATTAACCAGAGTAGATGAGAGCAAGAAATTAGAAGCTGAAGCGACACAACCAGAGCAACCATTATTTGAAGGGTTAAAGAGACTTGGCACAGTTGGTACTTAATCACATCGCTAAAATCGATAAACTGCAAGATGAAGTGATTCAAAACGCTGATAGCATATTGCCATCGATTGATATGGATGACCTATTGAAGAATCCAAAAGGATATTTATTAAGTCTCGGTCTATCGTTCTTGAATGAACACATTGAGGAGATTGAAAAGGGAGCGAAGCAAGGTGAGAAGTTTGCGAAAGAAGTGTTAAAAAAAAGTGGCTAATCAAGCAATCACAGTTACAAAGAATTTCGATCTAAATAAGATTTCATTGGATTTAACAAAGGAATTAAATCAGGCTGGTCAGATAATTAAAGAAGATCATTTCCAAAGATTAGATAGAGGTCAGGGCGTTGATGGCCCAATGATACCATCACAGAAAAAGAGTGGCAAAACTTTAGTTGATACCGGGAAAATGAGAAAGCTCGTAATTGAGAAAGCAACCAAGATGAATCAAGAAGTGGAAATACACCCTGGAAGAAAACAAACATATCCCGGCACAGATGTTACTATGTCTGATGTAGGTGGATTTCATCAATCTGGGGCTGGGAATCTTCCTGTTCGTGAATGGTTTGGTATCACAAAGAAATCAGAACAAAGAATTGTGAAGATGATGGAACTCGAAATAGAGAGAGAAATTAAACGTGCCTGATCTACAGATAACAATGGCTAATCATATATCTTCATCAGCGGCACAATCTGCTTTGTCTATTCAGGAATTGGTTACAACAATGAAAACTGCTGGTATGGCTGATTCTGCAATACGTCAAACACTATTGAATGACTTGAATACTGGTGGCCCGTTGTTCGGTTCATTCAGGAATAAACTTAAGAATACTGTGAAGAATGGCGTGGAATCTTCTTCTAATGTAAGTGCAAATGGGAAGTTCACTAAGGCTGGAGTGAAACAGTTCCAATGGGTATCGGTTGGTGATGGTAAGGTTTGCCCTGATTGTGAAGAAAGACATGGCGAAACTGGAACAATGGAATACTTTGAGACTATTGGATTACCAGCATCCGGTTTTAGTGTATGTACGACAAATTGCAGATGCCAATTACTGCCTGAAAATTATAAAGGTGAAAATCTTGATAAGCCGTTGGTGAAAGGGGAGAAACCAATTATATCACGACCTATTGGAAAAGCAAAAACAATAAAAGAAGCGAATGAGGCGGGGTTGGGTTTAATTGATGACATCGCAATTAAATACGACAGGGATGCTAAATCTATAAACTTTAAAGGGATTCCAGTTTCATTTGCTAATGCAATTAGTGAATCATTGGAAAAAATGGTTAAGGAAACTGGTGTTAAAATTAATGAAATAAAGGTTATAGGCAATGGTGCGTTACAAATCAACCCAACAACAACAACGTTTTTTAAAAATGGCGTTCCAATAGCAACCGAACAGATATTAGAATTGCAAATTGGCAAGAGGTGGATTAAGGAGTTAGGTCATATTAATATGTTAGAATTTTCTACAAAAATGATTGATGATTTTTTTGCTAACAGCCTTGATGATTTAATAAGGCATGAATACGGTCATGTCTTAACAAGTAAAAAAATGCTTGATATGGGCACAAAAGAAATAAAGACTGATTTTTCAAAAATATCAAAATCATTATTAAGTAAATATGGCAAAAGTAGTGGAGAAGAAGCACTCGCCGAAATATATCTTTTTTACAAACAAAAGGGTAAGTCCAATATGCCTAAAGATTGGATAGATTTTTTTAACAAGTATTCAGAACAAAAGATTTGAACCAATGAAAGAATTAACTAACTCAAACAAGAGGTAAAAATGGAAGAACAACAGTCAGTAAGTCAAGACGTAAAACAGGACACCGCTTCAACTGCAAGCGAAGAAAAGCAGCCCGTCAATCAAGTTCCGTATGCACGATTTCAGGAATTGGTGGACGAAAAAAACACATATAAGGCTGAACTTGATACGTTCAAAAAGAGCGAAAAAGAACAGGCCGAATCCCGGAAGCTAAAAGAGATGGAATCAAAAGGTAAATACGAACAGATCATGGCGGATATGACAACCAGACTTGAAGCAGCCGAAAAGAAAGCCGATGCCTTCGATGAACTTAATGCAACAGAGCGAGAGTCTTTACTCTCCGTTCTGCCAGAAGAAGATCGTGCAACATACGAGGGACTCTCACTAATAAATTTAAGAGTCCATGTTAATAAATTTAATTCAAAATCCAAAATCCCAAATGTCAATAACTCTAATCCTCTACTTAACATCGATCCCAGTATTGGTGATTGGACAGAGTTAAGTTCTACGGATAAGAGAAAAAATTGGGCAGGGATTGTGGATTCATTTAGAAAGAAATAGGAGTCTTTAATGGCTATAACAGGTGGAATGTTAGGTGCAGCTCACACAGTCTCAAGTGCGGACGATTTCGTACCCGAACTTTGGAGCGACGGCATCTATCGTTATTTTGAAAGAGGAACGGTCTTTAAAAATTTAGTTGAGGATTATTCTTCATTGATAAAAGGTAAAGGTTTTGGTGATACCATACATATACCTCAAATCGACTTAAAATCGGCAACTTCTAAATCAGCCGATACATTAGTCACTTATGATGCAACTGCAACAACGGAAAGCTCACTTACTATAACAGATCATTATTACAATGCTATGTTATTTGAAGATGTGCTTATGATTCAATCCGAAGCTGACTTGGTGTCAAAGTATACCCGAATGTTCGGTGAGGCTTTAGCACGACAACTTGATGCAGATATTTGGGATGATCTTGACGGAATGAATGTGAGTGTAGCACTTGCATCCGGCGATGATAACCTTGCAGTAGGCGATTGGCAAGCGGCATTAGCAAGTTTAGGGGAGAATGATATTCCCTACATGGATGGAGATTGTTCGTTGGTAGTTAATCCAACTATGATGGCAGACATTCTTGATCCAAATGCTGGTGTTTCCAAATACTTCTGGAGAGCAGACGCAGGTGGAAATACTTCAGTATTAAATGACGGTGGAACAAAAGGATTTATGGGCAAACTTCACGGAATCAAAGTCTATATGTCTAACACTGTTTCAACAGGTGGATCAGTTTGTTGTGGAGCAATTTTTCATAGTTCCGCAGCCGCAGTAGCAGTACAGCAGGGCGTAAGGGTCCAGAGCGAATATTCGATAGACGCTCTTGGAACCAAGGTCGTGGCTGACATTTTATACGGCACGGTGCTGATTGATAGTAGTTCTAACAAACGTGGTTACAGATTCGTAAATAACTAATCTTAACCTGGCAGTAATCATTTGGGGGGTTTAACCGCCCCCCAATGATAAGGAAGAATAGCAATGAAAGATTTAGGGGAAAAATTAAGGTCTGGCGAAGTCCAGAAATTTAATGGAGAACAGTTAGGTATAGATACTCAAGGCAAAGGCAGTTTCCCCAGAACCCAACCCACCAATAAGAAATGGCGGGAAAATTGGGATAAGATTTTCGGCAATAAAAAATTAGATAAAAAATAACCTACCAAACAATCTCGTTCACGGTAGTCAACCTTAGAGAGGAAGAAAATGGCAAACTTACACAAATTAAGCGTTCAACAAGCAGTCAATGCAGCAGGTTCAGGCGGTCAATGGACTGTCAATGCTGTATCCACAACAGGCTCTAATGCCAATGTTGCTAATACAGTTCATGTAAAAGTAACAGGGGCAAGTCAATTAGGATTATACTCGTCTGGTGACATATATTTTAATTTCGCAAATGGAGAGACAAATTGTAACACATCAGGCGATTTAATCCTTCAGGGAAGTACATTAACATTTATAACAGTACCATTAGGGCTTGAAGCATCAGGAATTGATGGTGAGATATATTTCAATCATTTAAGTACATCAACTACAGCACACAC